CTGATAATAGAAGTTTAGATGAAAAAGTATATAAGTTTAGAGCAGTAATTCCTAAAGAATTAGTTAATGGTAAAAATCCCGAATCTGGATTTGTTATTCAAGAATCAAGCACTACGGAAGCCCGTGATGCGAATGATTTTACTTTATCTGATATTACAATTAGTGATTTCAATTTCAAGAAAAATAATAGATTTATTGCAAAATGTACTCATTCATCAACCACCTCAACTCTTACAACTGAACTTCCACATAACCTAGAAGTTGGTGATCAAGTCATTATTAAAAATGCAACCGATAGCACCAATAGTGATGGGGCAATTAATGAAGGATACAATGGAACATTTATTGTTGCAAGTATTCCAAATAATATGGAGTTTACTTATACAAACTCCCAAAGTCCTGGTGCATCATCGACTAATGATACGAGTGTAAGAAATCAAAATCTTCCAAGATTTGAGAGGAATGATGTAAAGTCTAACTTTTATATTTACAGAACAGAAATTATTGATGAATATATTGAAGGAGTTCAAAATGGTGTATATCACTTATATGCACTCAAAGCTGATGCATCGATCCCCAATGAATTTACAGACTTACAATTTAGCCAAAACGTAACTGATTTCTATCCACAATTAGATAGAGACAATGTAAATGACTCTCCACTATCAACAAAAACTTATGCGGCATCTTCTCCATTAGGTCAAGTTGTTACTAGTGATTTAAAAGGAAGTATTACGAGAGAAACATCTGATAAAGTAATTACAAAACTCAATAAAAATCTAACAGTTAGTGCAGTTACACCACAGTCTGCAGGTGTCTCCACAGTTACATTTACTAGAAATCATGAATTTAATCGTGCAATAACAGGAACTCTTTCTGCAGGAACTGGAATCAGAACTGATGGAACATATTATAATGTAAAACTTTATAATGATGCTTCATATAGCACTTGGAGTGGAGCAACAGCAAAAGTTATAGTTGCTGGTAATGCAATCACTTCATTCCAAATTCAATCTCAGGGTTCTGGATATTCTGATGGTGATGTATTGTATTTTGATAACGATGCTATTGATGGAAATCAGGATGGAACAATTACTTTAGATACGGCAGGAATTGCAACAGCTACTGGTGATGTAGTTCAGGTCACTGGTATTGGAACAGTATCTGATGGATATTATCGTATTGCCAACATTCCTAGTAAGAATCAAATTGGAATATCCAGAACCACTGGAGATCCATCTATCTTTGCCGATCACATTGTAATACCTGTAGGTCAATCTATTGCTATCGGATCGACATCATTTAATGCTACAACAAAGATAACGACATTTAATTGTAATAATGCTCATGGATTAGTTTCTGGAAACAAATTTAGAGTTATTGATACATCCAACAATAACTTGGGAGATTTTATTGTCAAGTCTAAAGTTGGAGTTACAACTTTCACTGCAGAAACTACAGTAGAATTAACAAATCCTGCGTTTATTCTTCAACATTATTTCTCTTCTAACTCGGGTGTTTCCGATAGAAGTAATGAAAATCTCGCATCTAGATCAAAAACTCTTTATGGAAATGATTCGCTTGTAATTAGTAATAGTGGAAGTTCAATTGGAGTAAATACAACACTAATTCCAATTTCTCATCCATCTTCAGGTATCGGAACAACTGAAAGATTTCCAATTGGAACATATGTTCAAATTGAGGACGAGATTATGAGAATTTCATCTTCCTCTCTAACTGGAACAAATAAACTTTCTGTTATTCGTGGTATTTTCTCTACCAATTCTTCTTCACATGCCGATGGATCACTAATTCGTAAGATTAATGTTTTACCAGTAGAATTTAGAAGACCATCTACAGTTCGTGCATCTGGACACACATTTGAATATCTTGGTTATGGTCCAGGTAACTATTCTACAGGTCTTCCTCAGGTTCAAACAAAATCACTGACAGAGAAGGAAGAATTCTTATCTCAGGCACAGGAAAGATCTGCTGGTATTGTTGTTTACACTGGTATGAACAACAGAGGTGACTTTTATATTGGTAATACTAAGAAGTCATCTGCAACTGGCGAAGAAACATCATTCGATACTCCAATTCCCACAGTTACAGGTGAAGATCCAGCAAGACTGAGTGTTATCTTTGATGAAGTGACTGTTAAAGAAAGAATTATTGTTGAGGGTGGTGATTCGGGAGAAATTCTTTCTCAGTTTGATGGTCCAGTAACATTTAATAATGGCGTTAGAATTAAGGATACTCTTTCTTTATCCGGAAGATTTAGAGTATTAAATACAACACAATCAACCAATAGTAATTCTGGTGCAATTATTGTTGATGGTGGTGTTGGTATTGATAAAGACTTATATGTTGGTGGAGTTGCTAATTTTAATAGCCTTGATCTGACAGGAACGTTTAGTTGTGCTGGTATTGCTACACTAGCAAAAAATGGTGGTATTACTACTACTGGTGGAGATCTTTTTGTTGGTGGTGCTACTACCACTACAGATTTATCAGCTGGTAATCTACAAATAGCAGTTACAGATGACAATACAATCGATAGCAAGAGTGGCAATCTTAAATTAGGTGCTTTTACAGGATCATATGTTGCCATTCAGACTAATACAACAATTACCGGAATATTAAGTGTTACTGACGATATTACTGCATTCTGGACATCTGACTCAAGATTGAAAGATAATGTCAATCTCATTGATAATCCTCTTGAAAAAGTAATTTCTATCAGTGGTAATACATTTGAGTGGAATGAAAAATCCAATAAGTCTGGACATGATGTTGGTCTGATCGCACAAGAGATTGAAAAAGTGCTTCCAGAAGCAGTTGTAACAAGAGATAATGGTTATCTTGCAGTGGATTATCATAAAGTAATACCATTGCTTGTAGAGGCAATTAAGGAGCTCTCTGATAAGGTAGAAACACTTGAGCAAAAATTATCCGATAAATAACTCTAAAGATTATAATAATGGCAAATTATAGAAAGTCATTTAATTTTAGGAATGGTGTTCAGGTTGATAATGATAATTTTATTGTAAATGCAAATGGACTGGTTGGAATTGGAACTTCAATTCCAACTGAGGTTATAGATGCTGTCGGAAACGCAAAAATTAGTGGATTTACTACAACAGATACATTAGGTGTTGCAAACACTGCTAGTTTTTACAACTCCGTAAACGTTGGATCAAATGTCAGTATTGATTCAGGAACTGGTTTTATTAATGCATCCAAATTTATTGGAGATGCTAGTGGTCTCACAAATATATATGCCATCTCAACAACGGGATGGGTGGCACAAGGTGTTGGATTACATACTTTCAGACAAGTTGGTATCGGAACTACAAATCCAGTATATAGTCTTCAAGTAGGATTTGATCCTGCATCTAGCACCGGTATTGGAATGACTTCTGGTAATATTCGTGCCAGTGGAGTTATTACTGCTACGAGTTTTGTTGGTGAATTGACCGGAGATGTAACTGGTAATATTATAGGTAATGTAACTGGCAATATTACAGGAGATCTAACTGGTGTTGCGTCAACTGCAACACAACTCGAAAATGCAAGAAACTTCTCCATTGCAGGAGATTTGGAAGCAAGTGCAATATCTTTTGATGGAACAGGAAATGTTTCTTTAGCATCTACTCTTTCATCAAGTTTTAATGCTAATACTAGTGGTATCATTACAGCAAATACATTTTCTGGTATTTTAACATCATCTTCTGGTCATATTACCGATGCGACCATCATCGATGGAACTATTACCAGAATGGATGTTGGTATCGGAACTTTTGATAGCATAAGAGTTGATACGACCACAAATACTACAGTTGATGTTACTGGTAATGATAGTGCATCTATAAGTGTTGGTGCCTCTGTTGGTGCCGGAAATAGTAGTGCTGTAATTAAATATACTTCTTCGACCGGTGGAGTAGAAATTTCTAATTATGATACTGGTGATGTATCTGTACTTTTACATGAAGGAACAGGTGCCGGAACAACCGGTGGATTTAAAGTATCCCACAACAATATTACTGTCCTTAATGCATATTATGACGGTAGAGTTGCCATTAATAAAGCATTACCAGATACTGGATACAATTTAGATGTAAATGGTGATGCTAAGATTACGGGAATTTTAAGTACGAGTGATTATATTACAATTCGTGCAGGTGAAGGAAATCAGGTCACTGTTCCTGATGCCAATGGCAATTTCCCGGCAAATCCAGCTTTTAATATTGATATTAATACTGGAGTGAGTACTTTTAATTCTATTGCAATTGGTGGATCTATTATATCATCAGCAATTCCAGCAGCAGTGATAGGAATTGGAACTACAACTGGCGGTGGCAACACTGTTGCAATTGGAACAGATAATGTAAGAATAAATGCAGATCTTACAGTATCTTCTGGAAGTTCAATAACAGTAGATAATTTAAATGTTTTAAACAGTACTATACTTTCTGAATCAGTAGTAGGACCTAGTGATACTGATATGACTATTTCGAATGGAAATAGTTCTATCGTATTAAATGCAGATGTTATAGTATCTACTGCAAATTCAATAACAGTAGGTAGTATAGTCGCAACTGGTATAACAGCTGGTATTATTACGACAAATAATTTAACTGTTTCGAACAATGTTTCACTTCCAAATGGATTGGGTGTTAGTTTAGGACTCGTTACAACGACTGGTCTTTTAGAGATTGGTGCTGGTGCAACTGTCATCGCAAGTAACTTTTATGTTGGTGCTGGCAATACATCAGAATTCTCATCAGGAACTGTAAATGTTTTCGATTCAAATTTTGTATTTGGATTTTCTACATCAGTTGCTTCTGATTCATCTCTTAATAATTTTGAAATATTCAAAAGTGATGGAGATATCGCAGATATTGCCGCTACAACTGACGCAACATTCATTAATAATGGTAATTTTATCGGAATTGGAACAACAGCAAATCAATATACATCTAGTAATAAAATTACAATCAAGGGAGATAAAATATTACAAGGAAGCAATTCGTTATTAGATAACGTTGCTATCGGAACCAATAATTATAGATTTGATCCTAGAGGTGAAAACACCTTTACTCCTGGTAATGAATTTAATGCCCCCGAGTTTCAGTATGGAAAATTTCAAGTTCATTCAAATGGAAATGTAACATTTGTCAATGATGGAATTATTAGATTTGTCCCGTCTATAGGAATTGCTACAGTAGGATTTGGATCAACTAATGGTGGAGTTATATTTGATACTGCTGGTGATAATATAGCAGCTGCATCAGTTCTTGGAATTAATACTTTCTTCCCAAGATGTGTTCTTGATGTTGGTTATGCTTCAACAGCAGTAAATAGTTACTTCTTGCCACCAGTAGTTACTGAATCTGAACTTGATATAATAAGAAATCTTCCAAATTTAACAAATAATCTTGGACATCAACAGTCAATAGAAGCAACTCCTGATGGTGTTCTTGGTGGTGCTCTTGTATTTAATAGTACAAATACAAGACTTGAAGTTGGTATAGGAACTACCACATTCTGTGGTATTGCAACACTTTCTAATAACCATACTGGTTTTAGTGCTTTTGTTCCTCCAAAGATGACAACAACTGAAAGAACCACAATGACCACTTCTGGTGTAGAAGAGGGTGGAGTCATTTATAACACAAGTCTTAATAAATTACAATTCTATAATGGAACTTCATGGGAAACTATAACAAGTAGTTGACAAGACTCTAAAAACCATGTAGACTACCTTTGTTAGGGTTGAAGAGGAAGCTATAAGACACTTTAAGAACCGTCTACCAGGTCGCACTGGGGACGGTTCTCTGCTATAATAAGAAGGTAATCGAGGGACACCTTTGACCATCACTCTCAGACCCCATCAACGCAAGGCACTGAATGAGATGCTGGCATATGACAAAGGTCAGCTGATCATCCCTACGGGTGGTGGTAAGACTTTGTGTATGATATACGATGTTGTTGAGAATCAAAAGTATATCGATAATGGTTCTACTATTGTTGTTGTAGCACCACGTATTCTGCTTGCAGAGCAACTTTGTAGTGAGTTTCTTGAGGTAATTGATACAACTCACACACATGTGATGCATGTTCATAGTGGTGAGACTTCACACTTCTCCACAACAAAAGCAGAAAAGATCAATCTTTTTGTAAATACTGCTAGAACTGCTGGTGAGAATGTAGTAATCTTTACCACATATCACTCTCTACATCGTCTTGTAGAAGCAGATATCGAAGTCAACACGATTTACTTTGATGAAGCGCATAACTCAGTCCAACGTAACTTTTTCCCTGCTACGGAGCACTTTTCTGCTGATGCTGATCGGTGTTACTTCTTCACTGCTACTCCTAAGCATTCTCTCTCTATTTACAAGCCAGGGATGAATGATTATGAGGTCTACGGTAAAGTCATCTGTAACATTCCTGCTCCTACATTAGTAGAGCAAGGATACATTCTGCCACCTAAGGTTGTTGTAAAGCAACTGGATATGGTTCAGGACAAGCA